CATCTTAATATTAAACCCAGTCACCAAAGAGCATTGGATATACAATAGGTTCTTTCAAGACAAAGGCGTAGAAGCTGGTTTTAATGGCGTTAGAGACAATGTATGCTATATCCACAGTACATACCTAGACAACAAAGAAAACCTCTCACAGAGCTTCCTAGAGCGTATTAAGACTATAAAGCATAGAAACTTTAAAAAGTATCAGCATAAAATACTGGGTGGATGGTTAGACAAAGCAGAGGGTGTTGTATTTGAGAACTGGACATTTGGAGAATTTAATCCTGATGGCTTACAAACTTCTTGTGGAATGGACTTTGGGTTTAGCATTGATCCAGACTCCTTAACAGAAGTAGCCATTGATAAGTCAAAGCGTAAGATCTATCTAAAAGAACATATATATCAGAATGGATTAAAGTCTAATCAACTTGCTGAGATTATATTAAGCAAAGTAGATAATAAGCTAATCATTGCAGATTCAGCAGAGCCTAGACTTATAGCAGATTTAAAGCATTTAGGTGTAAACATAAAGCCAGTTAAAAAAGGAACTATTGAAAGCGGTATAACTAGAATGCAAGATTATGAATTAATAGTAAGCCCAGAGTCTACAAACATAGCTAAAGAATTAAACAATTATGTATATGCAGACAAAGGCTCAAAGCTCTATGTAGATAATTACAATCATGCTATTGATGGCATAAGATATAATGTTATTTATCACTTAGATAATCCAAACGCAGGAAGGTATTTTGTACAGTAAACTAAATTATGAATTTTTCTATTATATAGTAGATGAAGGTAAAGATTAAGAAAGAAGGCAAAGTAAAGCAGTTCAAATTAATCAGCAAGTGGAGTGATGTCACTCTTGAAAAGTGGATAAAACTGATTGATTATCATAATGGCACAAAGAGTAGTGAAGCGTTAAATACAATAGCAGAACTCTCTAATATTCCTAAGAAGTTAATAAAGGAATTAGAATTACAAGATGTTGCTGTTATTATGAGTAGCATATCGAAACTGCAAACGAAACAAGATAGTTCTTTAAAAAGAATAATTGAAATAGAAGGAAAAAGTTATGGGTTTCATCCGAATTTAGATGAAATAACTCTTGGAGAATGGAGTGACTTAGAAACAATGTTAAACAATGGAATGGAAAGCAACCTGCCAGAAATAATGGCAATATTATATAGAACAATTACAGATGAAACTTCAAGTGGAGTTTATACTATTGCAGCCTATGATGGTAATATAAGCATACGAGCCGAACAGATGAAAAAGATGTCAGCAGAGCAAGTGCAATCAGCACTGGTTTTTTTTTGGACTTTAGGAAAAGAATTATTAAAGACTTTGCCATTATATTTGATGGATCGGCTGAAGGAAATGAATCAGCAGTTGCAACAGAGTCATTCGCAGAAAAGTGGGGGTACTTCGGAATAATGTATAGATTATGCAATGCAGATATTTCAAAGCTAGAACAAATAACAAAGCTCAACTTATTAGAAGCATTTACTTGGTTGAGTTATGAAACAGATTTAAATTCACAAAATAAAGTAAAACATGGCAGTCAGCAATAAGACATACAACAACGTAGTAAATACACTAATTAGATTAGGTCAATACCACGATCAAATATCTACTGTTTCTGTTGGGGATATATTTGACATCAACTTGGAAAAGATGGAAAAGTTTCCTTTACTGCACATCAACCCAGTCAATGTAACAACAGGAGAATCAGAATTAGTATATAACTTTCAGATTTTTATTATGGATATGGTAAGCGAAAAGAATGACTGGCAGACTAAACAGCATGAGCAATTGACTAAGCTGGTTGATATGAAAAACAATGAGCAAGAAGTATTTAATCAATGCCTAGAAATATGCACTGACTTCATTGGTATGCTTAGACACAGTTCAAGACAATCAGCAGAAGGTACAAATGATATTAATGCACCATTATACTTTACTCAAGATCAGTTTACAATAGAGCCTTTTCAAGAAAGGTTTGACAATCTTTGCTGTGGATGGGTGTTTCAAATGGGAGTAAAAGTAATGAATGACTTTGATACTTGCATAATACCTGTTACAGATGCAGGAGCAGGGTACTAATGTTTAAATTCAAGATATGGAAAATAGAAATTCAAATAATACCACCAAAAATAACAATCAAGCTATGAGTTATGATGATATAGTAGAAAAGTTAGAGTCTATAAGTATAAGGTTTGAGTCTTATACTGACTATCCAGAATCAGCAACTAACAATGCAAAGAGGGCTAGAAAATGGAAAGAGGAGAATGGTAGTGATTGCGGCACAAGAGTAGGCTGGACAAGATCATCACAGTTAGCAGATAGAAAACCTATTAGCAGAGATACAATAGCAAGGATGGCATCATTTAAAAGACATCAACAAAACAAAGATGTTCCATATTCAGAAGGCTGTGGTGGTATTATGTGGGATGCTTGGGGTGGCACTTCGGGTATTGAGTGGGCAATAAATAAACTAAAAAAAATAGATAATTAATAAATAAAAAAATATGGCAGATTTAACAGTAACAATATCTGAGAGTGTAACCTTAAATGGCGCACTAAGAGGATCAACCAATAACTTAACAATTACAAGTATCACAGATACATTTGAAAGGATAATAACCTGTCCTCATTCTGCAACTACAACAATATCAACATTTTCGTCAAATGTTTATGACAGCGCAGGTGCTATCGACAAAGAGAATGTAAGATATATCAGAGTGACTAATTTATCAACAACAGCAGATTGTGAATTGGGCGTAGCAGGTGCAGCTTCAAATTATACAATATTAATACCAGCAGGAAATTCTCATATCATAGCAAGGGCTGATGATGTTATGGTAGCAGAAGCAGATGCAGTGCCTAGTTATGGATCACTAGCTGACCTTGCAAAATTAGAAGTGCGACCTACAGCAAGTACTGATACTGATGTGGAAATATTTGTTGCATCTATCTAATGAAAACTGACAATATAGAAAGATACTTAGAAAGCTTTGGTAAATATATAGTTAAACAATCAAGGACTAATTTGACTAAAGCTAAAAAAAATGTAAACAAAGATTTATATAATTCTTTAAAATTTTCAGTGCAAAAAGATGCTGATGGTTTTACAGTAAATTTCTATATGGCAGACTATGGAACTTTTGTAGACAAAGGAGTTTCTGGAAATAAAAAAAAGCAATCCTACACAGATTATGAAGGAAAAACAAAAACTAGCCCTTACAGTTATACAACAAAACAACCACCAAGCAAGGTATTAGATAAATGGATAGTTAGAAGGGGTATTGCACCAAGAGATAAAGGTGGTAGATTTATTTCAAGAAAAAGCATATCATTTCTAATTGCTAGAAGCATAAAAGTAAATGGAATAAAAAGTACAAGTTTCTTTCAAAGACCTTTAGAGTTAAAGCTAAAAAGATTTGGAAAAGAGCTTTTGATAAATATAAGAAAAGATGTAGTTAATATTCTTAAAGGCTCGATTAATATAAAATAAAATTATGGCAGCAAATTCAGTAATAGAGCAACAACCTTTATATAGAGTCCTTCCAGCAGGACAAGATATTGTTTTTGTAGTTTCTAATCAGACAGCAGTAGCAAATGAGTTTAAGGTTAAATTCATCGCTCAAGTTCATGTCAGCACTACAAACGCAATTAATTTGAGTTCTACAAATGATATAATAGGCACCTTTAAAACAACGCCTAACAATGCAGGGGTAGGTATTTTTGATATGAGAAACATTATAGAAAGCTATGTTAAATCAGACAACATGGCTGCTGATGGTAGCTCTTTCAAAACAGCTACAACAAGTGCAGATCAAAGACATCCCATTCATTTAATTGACAAATACTCTTTAAATGATAGAGCGGTTGCATATATGGCAATTCAATTTAAAGTTGAATATCTTGGTGCTACTGATGGATCTGGTAATCAAGATGATAATATAGTTAGGACTCAAGCAGGAACAGCAGTAAATTCACAAATGTTTGAAGTATTTAATGGGTATTTAAAATATGATGATAATCTAAATATTGGTACAGGAATTGATGCTGCAAATTTCGGATATGACATTTCAAGGTTTGAAAACACTAACGGAAGCACAGGAGAATTTTTAACTAATGCACCTAAAACTCAATATGCTAATCAAGATGATTACGGTACTTTAGCATATCTAACACAAATAGCAAAGATTGCAGGTTTTGAGAATGGCTATATTGATAATATCAAGATAAAACTATATAACAGTTCTGATGTTCAAATAGGCACTACAATTCAAGTTGATAGAGAAGCAGCAACAGGGGGTTATGATATATATACTTTAGATACGGATCAAGAATTAATATTCTTTGGCTGCTTTCCTGCTAACCTTAGAAATTGGAGTACAGTTTTTCAGACACAATTAGCAACAGGAAATCTAGCTTATTATAGTGTTAGAGCTTATAATGATGCAACAACAACTGGACAGAGATATATAATAAACGTTAATTGTCCTGATTTAAAAGGATTTGAAAGCATTAGACTTTGCTGGTTGAATCAATGGGGTGCCTGGGATTATTATACATTTATAAAAAAATCAGTAAGAAGTTTAACAACAAATTCAACAACATATAATCAGCTTTCGGGAACATGGAATGAAAGCAAATATAGAATGGATAGCTTTCAAGGTGGCAAGAAAGCGTTTAGAGTAAATGCTACTGAAATGATTAGAGTTAATACTGACTTTGTAAGTGAAAATGAAAATGTAATGTTTGAGGAGTTGATGAACAGTCCAGAAGTTTATATGTTAGATGGCTTTCAAACTACAACAAGCGCACAGCTGTTAAATCAGTTTGTCACACCTGTTAGGGTTACTAGCTCTAGCTTTACCAGAAAGACAATAGCAAATGATAAGCTAATGCAATACACATTTGAAATAGAAAAGAGTAAAACACTAAGAACGCAATCAATATAATGTCAGTACAGTTAATACTATACCCTCAAAATACATCTGGTCAGTATAATCAGATATCTATAAATCCAAATGAATTTGTAGTAAATGGGATTAATTTTACAGGATTAGGCTCTGCATCCTCAAGAGATAGTGCAGCTGCAAACATATACACAGATGTTTTGACTAATGCATCTCCTTCTATAATCAACACATGGTATAGATTCAGAAGTACAACAGGTGGTAGCCCTGCATTACCTACTGTAAGTTCAGGAAACGCAGTATTTAATTCTATTGCTGTTGCAAATACTTCTGGAATATATCAAAGACTGTCAAATCTAAATGTAGGACAAAGCTATACTGTAAACCTGACTCTTTCTACAACATCATCTGGCTTTGTCTATATAGGTGTTTTTAATGGATCTACACAATTAGCAAATCAACCTTTTGCAGCTTCATCATCTAATATTAGTTACAATTTCATAGCTAATGCAACTGATAACACTTTAGTTATAAGCTATGCAAATAGTGTAGCAACAAATATTGAAATAAGCTCTATCTCTGTAATACCTCAATCATCATCTCCTTCAGGTAATATAACTTTCTTAGATAATGGGCAAGTTATTTGCGACTTATACGAAAATGAGGACATACCATTAACACTAAGTATTGATGATTTTAAAAATGCAGCTGAAATGGTGCAGTCTTATTCTAAAGCGTTCTCATTACCTGCAACAAAAAGAAACAATCAAATATTTAACAATATTTTTGAAATAACTAGGAATGATGATGGGATTATATTCAATCCATATTTGCAGACAAAATGTGTATTAAAGCAAGATGGGTTTTTAATATTTGAAGGATATTTAAGGTTAATAGATGTGCAAGATAAATTAGGAGAAATAAGCTACAATGTTAATCTATATTCAGAAGTCATAGCATTAGCAGATTATTTAGAGGACAGAACGTTTAGTGATTTGAATTTTGCAGAATTAACTCATGATTATAATAAGACAAATATCAAAACAAGTTGGACAACAGGAGTGACTTACTCTCAGTCAGGAACATCAGGATTTAGAGCAGCAGATACAATTAAGTACCCATTTGTAAATTGGGAGGGGTCTATACTCTTGGCTAATGGATCAACAGGAAGCAATGCAACAATAGGAAATCCAGAATTAACATCACTAGAACAGGCGTTTAGACCTTTTATAAATATTAGATATTTAATAGACAGAATATTTCAAAACACACCTTTTTCTTTTACTTCTGAATTTTTTGATGAAGCAGATTTTAAAAAGTTGTATATGGATTTTAACTGGGGATCTGATAACAATCCAACAAATGAAAATGACTCTACTTATTCTACTTATTATACTTTCGGATTTGGAGATGGTAGTGCGGTAAATTATGCAACATCTAGCTATGATGTTATGAACCTGTCTACTAATATTCCTTTTATTGGTGGTCTTACCCCACCCAACTACAATGATTCTACTAATGTTCTTACATCAACAGTAGACAATGAAACTTACATTATAGACTATATTTATTCGATAGAAAACACAGACACTGTGGCAAGACAGATAGAGTGCAGATGGTTGTACAATGCAGTTGAAATAAACTATTCAGGAGTTCAAACTATACCAGCAGGGGGAACGTTTTCATACTCAGGAACATTTACAAAAGTAATGATTAATGCAGGTGACACCTTGAAAGCACAATTCAAAACTAATGCAGGAACAGCATCAAAAGTAAGGCAAGATCAAACAACATTATTAGCTGGATATGGTGCTTATGTCAGCTGGCAAACAGGTATGTTGAATTTAACTTCTAATATACTTTTGCAAACTCTAAGAGGGGATCTAGGGCAATGGGAATTTTTAAAAGGTATAATGACTATGTTCAACTTAGTGTCTATTCCTGATAAATCTGATCCAAATAATATACTGATTGAGCCTTATTCAGATGTATTTATAAAAACTACCAAAGGAACATCACTTTCTGACAGAAGTATATCTCATGACTGGACAGAAAAGATAGATGTAAGTGAAATGCAATTAAAACCTCTCACTGATTTAAACAAAAAGACTATTTTGAAATTTGTAGAGGATGATGATGACTATGCTTTTACAACGTACAAGAATGCAGTAGGTGGTCATTTGTATGGCAGTAAATTATTTGATGCATCAGGTTTTACTATTCTAGAAGGAACTGAGGAGATAATAGCTGATCCATTTGCAGCCACTGTTCCACGACCTTTAGATACACAGTTTCCTAATTTCATAGTGCCGATGATATATTCTTATAATGCAGATGATGGTACTTCTAGCGGCTTTGAGAATAGTCCTAGAATAATGTATGACAATGGCGTAAAAGGTTCTGGAACTACTTACTACATACCATCACAAAACGGTTTGTCAAGTGAAAACCAGCCAGACTTCTTGCAGTTTAGTCATTTATCTACAATACCAACTGCACAAGGCACTTTAGACTTTCATTTTGGAGAATGTCAACTAATACAACCAATAGGAAGCCCAGTTAATACTAACTTATTTAACTTATATTGGATGCCTTACTTTGCAGAGCTATACAATGCTAATACCAGAACAATGACATTGAAGGTTAATTTAACAGCAGGAGATATTTCTACATTTAATCTTTATGATACTGTGTTTATTAAAAATAGAGAATTTAGAGTGAATAAAATAGAGTATAAACCAAACGACTTAGCGACAGTTGAATTTATATTAATACCATAATGAAAGCAACAATCCCATATCTGCAGGGCTATATAGTTAAGCCTTATGTAACATTCCCTTCTGGCGAAGTTTTTTTTACAGATGGTACTAATGTTTTAAATGCTAATCAGCAACAGTGTGAAGCCTATGGTTATACATATAACAAAGAAACAGGAACTTGTACAGCATTTACACCAGTTAATAAATTAGGAGAAAGTATTACAAATACTAATAATAATGTTCAAGGATCTAATAATGTAACTGAAACAGGCACGAACAATTCTTATGTTATGGGAGAGAATAACACTATAAAAGGATTGTCAAGAAATAATGTAGTAATTGGTAGTAACAATGAAATTGCTAATGGTATAAACAATGCATCTGTCTTTGGTAACTTTGGACTTGCACAAAGGCAAGGAGAAATAGTCTTGGGTGGTGGTGGCTTTAGTGGTGCAGGAACAGGTAATGCTCAAAGCTCAACAATAGCATTGACAGGAACAACAACAGATGCAAGTGCGACAAGTCTTTTTGTTAATGGGGATTCTAATACGACAGCAATAACAAGAACAAGCGGTATCTTTTTATCATTTGAAGCGGTGGTAATGGGGGTAAGAACAGGTGGTAGTGCAGCCAGTGGTGCCGTTAATGACAGAATATCAGTTAAAGTCTACGGATTAGTCTATACAACAACAGTAGACCAATCAACGTATGACATAGGTAAATTTGGAACAACAAGTGGATGGGGTGCAGCTATGCAGTTTAGTGGCAGTGATATGGTGCTACAAGTATCAGGAGCAGCAAATATGAATATAAGCTGGAGTGCAACTCTAGATATTTACGAATTAAAAGTATAAAAATTATGGCAACAAAAGAGGAGTTAAATTTCCAGGTAAATTCTAATATTGGAGAAGTGTCAAAAGAAATTGGTGGTGCTGCTGATAATACAGCAAGGTTACAAAAAGAAGCGAAAGAAACAGGACAGGAATTTGGCGTTGTAGGCAAAGCAGTAAGAGGACTAGGTGCAGCTATTAAAGGTGCAGGAATAGCACTTGCAATAGGAACATTGACAGCTTTTTTGAATGTATTCAGGCAGAATCAAAAGGTTATAGACTTTTTCAATACAACTTTAAAGATTACATCAATAGCTTTCAATGATTTATTTAGATTTTTAGATAATAATATTGAAGTAATTGTAGGATATTTGAAAAATCTTTTCACTGATCCTGTTGGGGAATTATACAAACTAGGACAGGCAATACAAAGATATTTTGTAGACAATTTAGATGGAGTTGTAAAGCTAATGAAAGCAGTGTCTGATGCTTTAGTCAATGTAGCAAATCCAAGAAAATTTATCTCAGCAGTAGCACAAATTGCTATTGCTACCAAAGAAGCTAGAAAAGACATAAATAAAGAGTTTGATGAAATGATTACTAAGGTTACTGATTATACCAGTAGCATAGTAGGATCTGCAAATGCTATGGTTTTATTAGACAAACAGGCTAGAATAGCAGTAGCGAAAAACAAGATAATTTTAGAACAAAAAGACAGAGAAGCGGAGTTACTAAGACAAGTAAGAGATGATGAAACAAAAACATTTGCTGTAAGAATTAAAGCAAATGAGGATCTTGCCGTAGTATTAGATAAGCAGCAAGAATTAATGATAGAAAACGCTGATGCTCTTGTTAAAGCTGCCCAATTACAATTTGATTTAACAAAGAAGGATGAGGATAATATTGTACTTTTAGAAGCACAAGCAGAACAAGCAGGAGTTTTAGCACAAATAGAAGGGTTTAGATCAGAACAAAAAATCAATGCTATTTCTTTAAATAAAGAGGAGCAATTAGTAGCACAAGAAAATGCTGATGCTCAACTAGCAGCTTTTTCTCAGTTAGCAGGATCTTTAAGTGCTTTAGCAGGAGACAATAAAGAGTTGGCAGCAGCAGGTGCTTTAATAGATACTTATGCAGGTGCGAACAAAGCCTTTGCTCAAGGTGGTGTTGCTGGTTTTGTTAGTGGTGCAGCAATTATAGCAGCAGGTCTTGTAAATTTACAAAAAATATATTCTACAGATGTTGGAACAGGTGGTGGTGGTTCGGCAGGTGCAGCACCTATGACTCCCGCACCTCAAATGGTAGGCGGTGCTTTTGAATTAGGTGGCGGAGTTGCTCCTGAGCCACTTAGAGCTTACGTGTTAACTGATGAAATGTCAGACAGTCAAAATCAATTAGCTAATATAAGAAGGAGAGCTACAATATAAAATAAATAATAATTAAATCTATATAATAATATGCCATGTAAAGAATGCGAAAACGGAAAAGTAAAATGGGGGAACTCAGGAAGCTGTGAATATGATTCTATTGCTGAATGTGAAGCCGCTAATAAAGACTATTACGAAAAGACCACATCTATAAAAGAATTAGTCATTGATGAAAGTTCTCAAGAATTAGCTATTGATGCTATAAGTTTAGTTGCAGCACCAGCCATAGAGGAAAATTTTGTCTATATGAATAAAACTAAAAACAACCTAACTTTAGCTAAAGTAGATGATGAAAAGAGAATGTTAGTCAGCCCTGCCCTTATACCTAACAAGAATATTTTTAGATATGATCCGAATACAGATTCTGAGTACTACGTTTACTTTAGCCCTGAAACTGTTAGAAAAGCATCTGAGTTATATTTAAAACATAACAATCATCACAAAGCAACTTATGAGCATCAAGACAGAGTGTCTGGTGTTTTAACGGTTGAGTCTTGGATCATAGAGGATTCTAAAATGGACAAGTCAAAGCTTTACGGCTACGATTTACCAAAAGGCACGTGGATGGTTAAAATGAAAATAAACAACGATGATCTGTGGTCTAAAGTAAAGGATGGTTCTTTGAAAGGTTTAAGCATTGAAGGTTACTTTACTGATCGTATGGAAAAGATGTCAGAAAGACAACCAACAGATCAAGAGATACTATCTGCTTTAAATGAGATAATACGTGAAAATCAAACAGAATCAAAGTAATTCTATTATATAATGAACCTAAAAAAGAAATCATGGATATTAAAGAACAAATACTAATAGCTTTAGGGCTAAACAAAGAAAAAGAAATCACATTGGCTTGGCAGTCAAAAAGCGAGGATGGTACTATTTTCGTTTCTACCGCTGATGAATTAGCTGAATCGGTGGACATCTCAGTTCTTACCGAGGATGGTACTACAATTCCTTTGCCAATTGGCACGTATAAAACTGAGGATGGAGTATCTTTCAGAGTTGAAACTGAAGGTATAGTTGCTGAAGTTATGGAATCAGAAACTGAGGAGGAGGTTGAAGCATCTGAGGAGGAATTATCAGAGGAATCTACTGAATTAGCAGAGGAGGATGACAAAGAGGATTATGATGAGGAAGCAGCAGTATATGACTGGGAAGGTATGGAGAAACGTATCAAAAACTTAGAGGATGCGGTAGCTGATCTAAAAAGAGATAAAGTTGGTGGTGATGATGATGTTGAGGAGATGTCTGAGGAGACTCCAGAAGTATCTACAAATCCTAAAACTATAAAGACTACTGAAGTAGTTGAATTTTCAGCAGA